CCAAAAATATTATTTAAATCAATATCCTTGCAAACAATGTGGAGAATTATCAAACGCTGAAGATTTTTGTAATGAACATTGCAAACGAAATTATCGTAAAGATCAAACAACAAAAAGGTCAAAAGAGACATTCTTAAAAGAAAAACAGAATGGAAAACGATTATCTTATGATGTCTTGAATAAAATGGAAGAAAAGAAAAGAGTGTTCGAGGAGCGCTGGTGGAATTATAATAGATGCAGAGAAAGGATTTGAGAATTAAATTCTAGGTCTTGGCCTATTTCTGAACGGGTCTTGTGTGGCCCGTAAAGTGTCCATGTCATATAAATAAGAGGTTGGTAATCGACCTGAGCTATCTTTCAAGTAATCGTCTTTGTGTTTATATGGGTCATAAATTTGAACTCTATGCGTAGCTATTGCATATCTAAGGGCATCAACGGCATGATCGTCCTTCTTCAAAGGCTCATCCCAGCCTTTCAGTGCGGCTTTATTATCCCACACATAGGATTCTACTTCTCGAATCAAATTCTTGCATTCTGAGCAGATTACAAGCGTTCCTCGCTTCATCTCCGTGGTCATCATTGTTATGCCGTCTAAAACCTCATTGTTGGCATCAACGGGATGTAATCCACGCTTGCGCAACTCCGTTTTAAATGCTGCTGCTGACGGGTCAATGTAAATCTGCTTTACATCATAATCCTGTAAGAAGTTTTGCAGATCATCAGCAAACTCGCTATTGGTCTTTTGCCTTTCAGTCTTGGCAGGGTCCCAGTAATACTCTTTTTCTACCCAGATCTTTTTACCTTCTTGAGTATATCGTCCAGTTGATATGCCCAGCAAAAGACAAGCAAATGGATTGACTGCGCCATAATCAATAGCAGCAATCCAATACTCAGCAGCACGAGGAGGACGGTCAACAATATGTAATTTAGGGTCGAAAAAATCAAAGATCGAGCCTTCTGCAAGACACCATAAACCAAGATAATTGCGTTTGTAAAATATTCCTGTAGCACTATTCTTAAGCCTGTTTTTATATGATTCTTCAAGATAAGGGTTATCTTCCATGCTAAAATGTAACGAATAATAGTTTTTATCGCCACTTTCCGCTTTATCAATCCATTGCTTTAGCTTGTGATTGGGATGAGACGGGTTCATAGCAGCAAATCCCTGAGACCAAGGCTGAGATAAACGGCTGTCAATCATATCGATAATGGAATCAGGGTATAATGTCATTTCGTCACAGTAAACTAAAGACATTGTCAATCCCTGAAAATTACCAACTGCGCCTTCATCTTTAGCACCTAACACCGTGATAATTTTGTCTTTATAAAGGAGTTTTTTGCCTGACCACGAGCAGAAAGGGCGGAATATCGCAAGCTCATCAGATTCTAAAAGCAAGCGCACAACATTGCGATAAGCTGTTTCGAAAGTATGCCCAACGATATAAATCTTTGAATCAGGACATCTATCCACTTTGTGCATGAAGGCAAATGTCGTTCCCACTGTTTTGCCTGTACGAACTGCACCATGTGCTAAATTCCATTTCGCTGTGGAGTTTATGATAAATTGAGTCTGCTTGATAGATAAAGGCGCTTTCATTCGCTATTTTCAGAAAAATTTTGTTTTTTGATTTGAGCTTGAAGATGATCGGCCATATTCATTGTGTCATCAAGTAACTTTTTCTGTTCATCATTAGCCGTTACAACTTGTTGATCTTGCCATTCGCCTTTATGATGTCGAGCAAGCATCCATCTAGCATGATATCCGTCTATTCCTTCATCTCTATTCAACGGCATTGCTACTAATCGTCCTTCTTGCAATTGCTTTGCTCGTGTTGTGAATTTTTTAAATCTGGGATATCGTTCTTCCAATGCTTGTACTGTTTTTAAATCTAACTGAGCAACTTCCGCCCAAAATTGATTGGCCCAGATATTCTTTCTAGTGATAAAAAACCAGTTAATCAGCTGCACACCTAATTCAATTGCTTCTTCTTCCGTATAAGTATTTTCATCTTTTGCTAAAAAGCCAAAAGGTGCACCCCTTTCTGAACCTGGATATGGTGGATGTCCTTTAGGTGCAGGCATATTTATCTCCTATCTTTCTTTTTATCAACACTTTATAAAATATTGCTTTTTTCTGCAACTATTCACTTGATCATAAATGTGATCATATGATAATATGTAGATATCAAAGCAAGTCTCCTTGAGACCTCTTAGATGGGGCAAGTCGCAGCGGCTGAGATAAATAGGAAATAAACAATATAAGGAAAAAAAATCATGAAAAAGATCACGACGAAACAGCTTAGTAATTACAATAAAGGTAGGGATTCATCATTTAATGAAGAATACAATGTAGCGAATAATTTACCTTCGATAGAGCAAGAAACGTTGTTAAATGCGGTGAAATATAGTCTTTTTGGAATTATCGGAAAATCAAGGAAAATCACGCAAAAAGACATATTAGAATATGTAGAAATAGGCCCGTATTTAAAAAATGAAAAATTGAAAAATATCTGTCAAAAATATCGCATAAAATAAAAGTGTCGTCCACCAAGCAATAGACAAAAAATAAAGGAAAAAAACCATGTTAACACAAGATCAAATCGCATATGGACAACAAAAAAATAGAGAACATTGTTGGAATCAAGCAAAACAAGAGAGAATAGAATACAAAAAATTTATAGCTAATGCTTTAAAAAAAGACATTGAGAGATGGTATCCCTGGGATGAAAGAGCAGTGGAAATAAGATATGAAGAATTATGCGAATTAGCAAAGATAACCCCTTGGTAAAAAAGAAATAAATAAAGGCTGATACTTTACCCCCCAAAAAGGGCATTTTTCAGAGTAGATAAAATAAATACTTGATAGACAAAAAAAGGAAAGAAACCATGAGAATCACAAGAAAAATTTTAGAGAAAAAATTAGAAGTCTTAAAAAATATGAGTAAGGGAAAATTTGATAATGCCTGTTTAGATTATTACGCATTAGGAGGGGGATATCGTATAGACAACGGTGAGGGATATACTCTTCAAAACAATAGGTTGTCACCAAGAGAAATGGCGAATTGCTTAGATATGATGATATCACTATTACATATAATGTCAGCGTAAAGGAAAGAAACCATGAAACATGAAAGATTAGTGAAAGAAATTGAAAAATTAGGTTTAACAGTCGAAACAGCGCATTGGAATAATAACCATTATTTTTCTAGAGGAAATGAATACGTTGTAAGTTGGTATAAACAAGATGAAAAAGCGATATGTGTTCACTTGGTGAGTAAAAAACAAGAAAATGATAGAGACGCTCAATCTAATTATTTCCCCGGTTTTTTTTCTGAAACATACAAGGAAGTTAAACGATATTTAATGAGCTGATACTTTACCCCCCAAAAAGGGCATTTTTCAGAGTAAGTAAAATAAATACTTGATAGACAAAAAAAAGGAAAGAAACCATGATTTTAACACCAGACTTAAGACATGAACTTATGATCAATTATGTGAATCGAGAAAAATATCTTAGACCCCTTAGCAAGGAAGAAATATTCAATGTGCTTAGTGATAAATATGACGGCAATGATACAAAGCAAGCATCAATACTTTTAGACAAATGTCTTGAATATGGAATGAGTTTAGAGGAAGTGGTCAAATACTCATTTAATAGAGAAGAATCATGAGACGAGTCGCAACGGCTGAGATAAATAGGAAACAAACAAAATGAAGAATTGCGCGATAATTGCGCGATAATTGCGCGATAGCGGAATATGTGAAGATTGTGCTATGCAATTAGAGGCAAAATATGAGTTAATGCATAGCAATGAGATTGACTAATTTTTTGTCAAACGGGTCTTAAGAAAAATTCGGGAAAATGAGTGTTTTTGTGATGGCAAAAGCTCATTTTTCAGAGTGAGTCAAAAAAGTACTTGATAGATGGAAAAAGGAAAAAATGGACGAAAAAACATATTTTGAAAAAGAAGAAAAGCTATTGAAAGAGATTTTTACCGTTTTGGAAAATGAAAACATGAGTATAGCACAAATGGTTTTAATTAGAGCGCTTGCCATGATGGCGGATGAAAATAAGGACAAAAATGGAATTTATGAATTATATATCGAATTTTTAAATGCACTTAAAGATATCAAAAGGTGAAACATGCAAATCAACAACGAAAATTTTACAAGTGAAAGAACACGACTGATAAAAGAAATTCGAGCCGTATTAAATGGTGAAAATTGTGCACTTTCAATGGGTTGCCTAATAGAAGTTTTAATTCAGATTACCATATACACAATTGAAAATGATCATGATAAATTTTATGTATTAGTAGATAGCTACATTAAATATCTAGAAGATTCAAAAAAAGAGTTTAAAAAACTATGTTCCTAAATGAACTCATTGGCACAGCTAAGCAGCTAGCCAAGTTTGTTGAAGATTATGAAAGGCTAAGATGTGAAATTAAGCTATGGCGTATTCACTATCTAGATTCTTTAGTCAAATATGACAGATTAGATAAAGACGCCTTTGTTCGTTCTGCATTCATGAGAACGCCATCATCAGCCATATTGGAAAAGGGACTTGAAAAAGTTTTAAAAGAAATTGAAGATGATTACGATAACATTTATGGACAACTAGGGGAAAAATCATGGAAGGAAGATCTAGAGAAGAAACACCAATCAAACAAGATCATAGACCTTCACGAAAAGAGCTAATAGCTATGCTTGATGAAATGAATAAGAGCTTTGACAATCTTCCTATGCATGCACAATTCGGCTTTGTCACTCATTGCGATCTTAACGCTGCTCTTTTGCTTATAGCAGAGATTTTCAGGTCACAACCAGATTAATCCGTATCTTGATGTCTGAAGGCTCTCCAATGAATTCTTTCAATCCCTGAGCAATGATATTCTTTATAATTGGATCTTCTTCAGAAACTTGATAGGTTTCATAGATGAGATGCTTTTTCTTATAGGTCTTTTCTTCGTCTTTAATCGTAATCGTAATTTCTGAAAAATGATTCATGAGTCCTTGATATTTGAAAACATTAGATAAATGGCTGCGGCCACCAAAGCCAAGACCACTATTGTTAATACAGCCACAGCCCAGCTCATTAGCACTTACCTTTCATTTTCTTTTTAGCTTTCTCTATCACTTTATCATGCTTCTTATCTTCCTTTAAAAGAGAAGCTTCTTCTTTCACTACCTTTTTGGTATCTTTTTGCAATTTCTTGATTTTCTGATCCATAATTTCCTTGTATTTTTGGGTATAGGTGGCGGGGTTTTTTGGGTAGGAAACCGCCAAGAAAACCTATGCATTGACGAATTAGAAGTTTCGAATAACCGTCAATCCAATATTATGGTCTTTAGCATGTGATCGTCCGCAGAAATAATTATATTCCATGCCGATTGCTATATTTTCATTTACTGCATATTTTACCCCTGCGATCGCCTGATAAGCAAAGCGGTCGTCTCTTTCTTTAGATTCGGTAATATCTACAGCTTTAAATTTGAATTTCTCGGTATTTTGGCAATATCCAACACCAACACCGATGTAAGGGATAACATTATAAGTATCAAGTTTATTAATATCATAAAGGACATTGACCATGTATGCCCATGAATGCATCGAATGATACGACCTTGATTTCGTTTCATCATTTTCCAATACATACTTGGTCTTAAAAGAATTTTTTCTATAATTCATCTCTACTTCAGCTCTTATCCCTGAATCCAAGGCATAGCCGTAATTCATTCCTGCTTTATAGCCGACTTTCAGCCCTTCATCATTCTTGTTTGTCAAAAATGTGTAGTCAGTGCCAAGTTTAACGCCGACATATTGACCGCACCAAGCAGTTAAAGGGAGCAAAGATAAAGTAGCGATTGTAAATAGTTTTTTCATTTCATCTCCTAAATTTAATCATCATCATTTACTACAATTTGGCTTTCGCCAGCAATAAAATGCCATCCCAGTAAAAAACCCAGCAAAAAAAAGGGCGCCGAAAATTGTATATTCCATAATCCTCCTAGGTATATTATGAGGGCATTTTCTTATTCTCAGATTATATCATTATCCAAAAAAAATGACATCTGAAAAAAGATCTTCAAACTCTTTAGCCACTTCTCTATAAATAGTTGATTTAAGCATGTACAACTTTTCTTCGTCGGCTGTATGGCCGATTAAAAGATTGTTCTCGTATCTCTCCGCCTCGTTCTTCAGCCGGTCCGCAAAATACTGTATTTTTGCATGAAATGATTTTTCCATTTCTCAATCTATCTTCTAGTTTAGCTAAAATGCTTAGACATGAAGATTTCGTATAAACGCAAATATTGTCAACGATAATTTTTTTTTCAAATATCAAATCCACAATTTGATCATCAGACAATTCTAACTTATTCATATACCACTCTTTTCCTTATCACTTTTTCTTCGACTTTACATTGTTTCAATATCCTGATTAAATCATCAATCATTTCTTCTCTCTCAAGCATTGTCAGCCATCCTTTTTCAGGATCGGCATTTTGAGAGAGATTCGACCTTCCCATCTTTCCCCGATATGTCTTTTTAAAATCCATCCACTGATTCTCAATTATCTTCAAATGTTTTTGATCGTTATAAGATATCATCTAAGCCCTCCATAACTTCGATTTTTAATCCATATTCCCTCACCTTCCCTTTTTCCTGTTGAAACTTCCATTTAATGTCTTTGCTTCCATCTGCCCGCCCCGGTGCCAATCCGGGGATTAATTTTTCGGCAACGCAATCTTTCGGCCATTTTAAAGCTGACCGTAAATTGTCTTCCTCGTCAAGAAATCTAGGAGCTACGCGAGTTAAAATTACCGTACAAGGAGGTAAAATAGTCAAATTATGCAAAACATATTTTATCGCTTGTGCAATATTTTTCCTTCGAATATGCTTCTTTGTCCAATGTTCGCATTTATTCCCTTCGCTCTCTATCCGCAAGGGAATATAATAATTTTGTGATGCTCTTGACATTATTCCACATTTGTTTTATGTGTTAGCTGTCACATTTTTCATGTTGACTCCTAATGTTGTGGTTTCCTTGGGCCGGGGCTTCTATCTCCCCGGCTTTTTTCTAGAAAGGAATTTCTTCATTATTTTCAATTCCAAGGTTTCCGCATTTCTCTTTCATTTCTTCCGCTGCCTGCTTGATCATCTCCTTGAATTTGTCATCCAATTCCTTCTCTTCGTAGAAAAGATAAGACATGTATTTTTTCTTTCCATCGCTTTCATAAGCTTTGCTGGGAAGATTGACCCACTTTTTCCCATTATTCTCAAATAAAGTGCATTCTCTTATGACTAGCCCTCCCCACTTATGCATCTTTACATTGAATTTAGCAACCAATGAACCTTTGTTCAACAATTCAAATTTAAGTATTTCAATCATGATTTTTTCCTCTATAAATCGACGATTTGTTCGCCAAATTGATAACAATGCCAAATTCTATTGAATGCTTCCCTTGCTTCTTCTTCACTTCCAAAAATAATACTTGTGACATACTCATTTTTCATATCATAAAATCTCAATGATCCTATGTATAATTCAATCCGAACTATACCATCCAAATTTATGATTTGATCAAATTTTACTATCAACATCATTTTCTCCTTTTCTTTGATACGTTCGACTGTTCAACTGCTGCACAACGTTGGTTAATTTTAAAAGTTGCTGTATGGACTCGCCAACTTGCCTTTCCAATATCTGAATCCTTCCAAACAAGATAATGATGATACCGCCCATAATTGCGAATGCCGTAAAAACCATGTTTATTTTGTCTCCATTGCGTTATTTTGGTTAAAGGAAGGGTTAGGTACGTGAAAATTTAAAAAAACGCACCAACGGCCCGTTGCCGCTGTCCCCTAAATATTTATTGTTTATGTTCCTCTTGTCTTTCAATTTTCAGCCAAGCATCTTCAGTGATTAAGGGAATCGTGAAAACAGAAGGACCTGCGGTCGATAAAAATTTTTCAAATTCGGTTTCAAAAAAATCACCATAAATACTGTAATGAAATTTATGACATTTTCCTCCACAATAAAATTCAATTGAAACCTCTTCAGGTCCTTGGTGATAAATCATTAATTTTAAAGATTGGATATCAAAAAAATGATATTCATCTCCCCATGTTTGAGTTAATTTAATCTTGATGTATTTCACATTGGCTCCTTTTTTTTCTTAAATTCCTTTTTCCTAAATTCATTTAAAATTCTATCTTTTGCTCCGTTATCAGAAAATTTAATCATGTAGGGTTGTGATTGTCCTACAGTTGGTATGAAAAATATTCCTTCGGATGTGATATTAATATCGCATACATTGCTTTCATATTCCTTTTGAAACTGGATGCATTTTTCATATAGTGTTTTGTCTTTTTTGGACGATGGCTCTTCAGATTTCTCTTTTTCAACAGCTTGAATGACCCACCCTCCTTTTTTCAACACTCCATAGTGGGAAGCATATTTGTCGCCCTTAGCGATTATATGACTATCGAGCTTTTCAAGCATGAGATCTAGCTTTTCTGTCCCGTGCAAAGCGAGAAGTTTGTCATATTCGGCTTGGGTTAGCTGCACTTTTTCCTTGAAGACGATTTTTTGCTCAAGAGGAGTTTCTTCTTTCTTTTCTATATTTTCTTTCTTTATGGGTTTATTATGTGGTTTATTATGTGGTATAGGTCTGCCCTTTTGGTCAATTCCATTTGCCTGATCGGGCAGATCGATTTGCCCTTTTGGGCAAATGCATTTGACCTTTTCGTAGTCGATTGTATACCAAACCGTTCTATCATATTTGTCTTTATTAAAATTTCCTTTAATCAATATTCCCATTTGGACCAATTTTTCAATGATCAATCGCAATTGCTTTTGAGTCCAGTAAGGAAAATGAGCGTGCAATCTTTCCAATGTGTCGTATGTCCAATATCTCCCCTCATGAAAATTCTGTTTCAGCCTTTCATTGTATTTTAGCCAATATCCTACGTGATGTAAAAATATGGCTTGATCGCTACTTTTTAATGCTGTAGCCAACGAAATTGAGAAAGAATGATTAGGATCATTTACACTGCAAGTCTCTGATTTTGAATGGGACATAACATTCCTTAAATTTGAGTTGTTTAAAACTCCTAGGAATGCTATATTTTGAATCGCATACAATCCTAAATTTGAATGCGTTTTCTTTGTTTTTTCCTAGGAGAGGCCGGTGTAACTCGCCGGCCTTTTCGCTTTTCACAATCTAAGCTTCTAATTATTTTTATGCCAGAAAATTCCTGAATTTTTCATATCTAACTAGAAGTTAAAGCGTTATGTTTTATCCTCTTAATTCTTTCATGGTCACTTGACCGCCCGATGCAATCTCAATTTTAGTTGCTAACTCATATCCTGGCCTTACCCTTCCATTCTTGATCATACGAAGATAATTAGGATGTACTCCTAATCCCCTGGCGAATTCTGATGCTGTGATTCGGCTATGATGTAGATAATCTCTTAAACTCATATGATGTTTCCTCCTTTTTGTATGGATATATCTTATCATGGAATAGAGTTTTTGATCAACGGAAAAAAAGATATTGCGGTAAATCATGATCATATGATAATATGAAGTTATCAAAGGCAAGTACGCGATTAACGCAGAAACTCAAGAAGACTGTTGCTAAAGCTGGAAAGCCGATGATAACAAACATAGGAGTCAATATGAGTGACATGATTCAATTAATAGAAACAGCCAACAGATTAAGTGATAGATTATCTGATATGGCAACTGAAGAAAAGAGATTCGGGTTTGAGATTTGTCATCTCCTCGAACAAATTAGCTACGATGTTTTCAAGACAGCGAATGAGTTAAAGGAAATCAATCAATATGTTGCAGGAGCAAGTTATGATGCACGATGATACTAACCCTTATTACAGAGACCAAGTTGAAAGGGAAGCAATTCAGAGGGAAATGGAAAGAATTAGAAATGACGTCTTAGGACGTCTTTCCGATCTAGAGATTGCAGCTCTTATTGATGACGAGGAAGAATTTGAACGTTTATACAAAATTTAGGAGAAAATTATGGCTTTTCTAGATAAAATTTTAGAAAAAAATTTAAATGAATGGATTAAACCTCGTCATATTACAAAAGATGATTTTATATTAATTGACAGAAAATCTTTAAAATTTATTTGTGAAATGGTTGCTATAGAAGCTTACTATACTTATCCAAAAACAAAAGGAGATCCTCGTGAATAATCAAAGTGAACAAATTAACGAATTAGCAAAGGCGTTATCCAAGTGCCAAAAGGAAAACGATAGATTTACTGGAATGAGTTTTAATGGAATCGCAGAAATCATGGGGGTCTCGGCGATGACAATTCATAGAGCTTATACAGGAAAATCTTGGAGGAACAATGAAAACATCTGAACAAATTAATGAAATAGCAAAAGCCATGTCACTTGCTCAAGGAGAAATGAAACCTGCTTCCAAATCTACAGAAAATCCTTTTTTTAAAAGCAAGTATTCATCACTAGCTCAAGTAATGGATGCAATTAGAGAACCATTTGCAAAGAATAATCTTTGTGTATTTCAAGATGTTTCTTCTACCGAATTGGGAGTAGCTGTTTCAACGAGAGTTTGTCATTCTTCAGGTCAATGGATTGAATTCGGACCTATGTTAGTTCCTTTAACTAAAAAAGATGCACAAGGAGTGGGATCTGCTACTTCATATGGAAAAAGATATTCATTAAGTGCAGCAGTAGGAGTTGTTTCTGAATTAGAAGATGACGATGGAGAAGCTGCAATGAATCGAAATGTAGAAAAGGAAAAGAAAGAAAAACCAAAGAAAGAAACACCTGAAGCATTGACGGGAGAGCAAAGAAAAATCATGTCTGATTTAGCCGACCAATGCGATCCGGCATATATTGAAAAAGTATTTACTCGTCTTGAGCAAAAAGGAATCTATGGCTTTGAAGGCGTAACGCAAGATCTATTTGAATTGATCATTGGCGGAATGAAAAAGAATATCGAAGTTTATAAGGG